TCCGACTACTGATACTGTCTGGAACGGAACTACCTTTGTTGCGCAAAATACGTTTCAAAGTAGTACCGGTTTTTCCCAAACTACCGACTCACATGGAAATAAAATTTCCAATATGACTAATCGAGAGCGTAAGTGGTTACTTCGCAATCGAGAAGACATAGGCGGTAGTTTTAGTACCGTACAGGTTGACTGTAGAGGTGGCGGCGAATTTGTCGACATCTCTAACGGGCCTGGCCTCGGTATCTGGACTCATAGAGTTGGGGTTGTCTACGCTTGGGACCGAAATCTTAATTTCAGTGTCAGCGCAGCTCCTCCCATGTCCTCTAAGTCTCAGATGGATGCGTTTGGAACTCAGGCTATTGCCCGATCTCTCCCTACGAATCCACTATCAGGGATGGGACAGTTTCTCGGAGAGCTTAGGGACTTACCTAAACTTCCTGAGATCAACCATTGGCGCGATCGAGTTCACGAGTTCCGTCATCAGACACGTCATGTCGACTTTGACAAGATGGGTCGCGATGCGGCTGGTGAATACTTGAACGGAGTCTTTGGTTGGGCACCTTTTGTCGGTGACTTGAAGAAATTCTTTGGCACTGCCAAAGATACTTCTCGTCAGATGGCAAATTACGCTAAAGGCGCTAATCGCGTCCTTCGGCGAAGGTACAACTTCCCGGTCGATGAAGCAACAACGGATTTCGGTGGTGGATCTGCATGGTATGCTGATCCTCCTTTTCCGACTGCGTTGGTGCGCACGCCTGGCAACATCTATCACATGACTCAAGTGTCAACAAAACGTTGGCTCTCAGCTGCGTTCACATATTATTTACCGCCCATTCTTCCGGGTGATAATGATTTTGTGACGGCCTTGAATAAGGCTAAGCAGACAGAGGCCTACGCAAACCGTTTGTTCGGTTTACGATTGACTCCTGATCTTGTATGGAAGTTGACACCGTGGTCCTGGGCTGCCGATTGGGTCACTACCGGTGGTGATGTTATTCACAACTGGTCAGCGTTTGCCAATGACGGCCTTGTCCTTAAGTACGCTTATATGATGGAACATAAGTCCGTCATAGAAACCTGGGTGCTAAAGAACTTGGTTACGACCGATGGTCGTAAGCATGAACTAACGCAGTCTAGGCGTGCTTCTTCGAAGCAACGTACTATAGGTACACCATACGGCTTTGGCGTTAACTCTGCTAGCTTTACCGCTAAGCAGTGGGGCGTCATAGCGGCCCTTGGAATTTCCAAGCAGCCTCTCTCAATCAATAAAGGTTGAGCAATACAAAATTCCTGGATTTACCAGGTGCATTAACACGCTGTGTGTTAATGTGAAAATTCTGTATAGGTTCTGTCCCATGGCTTTTGCCGATCCACAATCAGTTACGATCAATGCTGTTGCCCAGACGCTTCCGCGTACGGGCTTCAACCCTGCTTCCGGCGTCTTTACTAAAGACGACGGAAACGTCAAACTGAGCGTTTCCAACCAGTATGCTGCGAAGCGTACTCGTCGGTCTTGCCGGCTTGACTTCAGGAAGATCGCTGCTGATCCGCTTGTCTCCGCCCAGAATATTTTGTACTCTATGAGTGCATATCTGGTCGTTGATATTCCGATTACGGGTTTTACCGTTGTCGAACAAAAGCAGATTGTGGATGCGCTGACCGCGTACCTCACTGCTTCCACCGGAGCTCGTGTCACCCAACTTCTGGGCGGCGAGGTCTAGTTTACGCAGTAAGGAGTCTCGTTTGAGACAAACTCGGTCAGTGTAAAGAGTCCCGGGACTAAGGAGGACTTCGCTATAGTCATATAGCTGGTCCGCTCAGAAAGGTAAAACCTTCCATGAGTAGTCCTATGGAACTTATGCAGCGGGTACTCCAAGATGGGAGTATCTGGTGTTGCACTTGCACCACTCAAGATATGAATTATATCTTGAGACGTTTTGAACACGAAGGTGATTCGTTTCTAACGATCACCCTACCTACCTTCACTTCAGATTTTGAAAGATCTCTGGATGAAGGTGGTGTAGCTCACGCTTCTTTCCCTAGTTTTAGGAGAAAGAGAGGTCTCCCCCTATTTTTAGGAGGTTTCCTTGAGCAAGTGTTCGACCGTTGTAGTGGTCGGTTACTGAACGATCCGTCTCATACGGCGATCTTCTTTATTCGGCAGATAACTCTGCTTTTTAAGAAGGTCCTCCTTGACTGCTCGAAAGAGCGTGAAAGGAAAGCCTATGAAACCTACGTCCAGTGTGAGTACGAAGTACGTGCGTGGTCAGAAACCGTTCCAAGCGATCTACTCGATCGGTTTGGCCGAGTTTCTGATCTTCTTTGGGGTACTGATGGTAGCCATCTTGACTGCAAAGTTTATGATGGTCATCTTGTCCCCAAGCACGGACCAGGTAAAACCG